CTATTTATTAATTCCTTTCTTAGTTCCTGTAATTTAGTCCTTCCTATTGTAACAAGTTTTACTGTTTCATTTACGCTATATACTTCGTTCTGGCAATTATCAAGATAGAATTTTAATAAATCTTCCTTGGTTGTAACTTCTACCAAGTTATTCATTACAATTGGTTCTTTTATCTGTGCCGCTGTGTCGGTTTCATTACTGTAATGACATACTTCAACGCCAGTATTTAAGCCATTTGACACGATTGACACGAATTTTTCACCTAGTGGGTATTGACCCTTTTCATTGTGTCGTTGCTCTAAATATGTAATCAAATCAACTATGTCTTTATCTTCTAAGTATGGCACTTTAATTTTTGTAAATGTTCCGTTATGTTTAAAGAATAATTCACCTATATTTTTTAATTCTGTTAGTATTCCAGTATCAACTATTACATTAGATTCTATTGAATTACTAACCGCAAAACCAAACCTATTAATACAATTGTTTTTAATTAATGTTGGTAATACTTCTTTTTTAGGGTATTGAGTACTTAAAAATAACCTAATACCTGTGGACCTTCCTAATTGTGATAATCTAGTAATAAGGTCTTGAAATTCTTCTCTATATTCTTTATTACTAGAAGTCATTAAATCGGCTATTTCTTCGATATAAACAATCATATAACCTAATTTTTCAGTATATTTATTATTCCAAGTTTCAAGGTTATTAACAAATTTATCATTTTCAATTAATTTATTTCTTCTGTCCATTTCTGCCACAAGTGAGCGTAATATATTAAGTATTTCTTCATGGTCGCCGCTATATAATACCCTGTTAATATCCCTATATCTTTTTAATTCTGATTTCTTAGGGTCTAGTAAAAAGAAACTAACGTCTATATCTGATTTTAACATTGAACTAATTAAAACATGTGATAAATTACTTTTACCAAATCCAGTGGTACCGGCTACGATTGAATGATATATTTTCTTTATATCTAATATTTTTAAATTACTATTTTCTTCCATACCTACTATTAAATTGGAATTAAATCCTAATGGTGTATTTACTAGTAAATCCCCAAAACTTACAGCACCAACATTTTTATTTTTGAATAATTTAAAATCGAATTTTAAATCAGACGACAATTTTAAATTTTTGATACCTGTTAAATGTTCTATTTCTGGAATTAATTTATCTAATTTATTCTTAGCTTCGTTACAATTAAAATATATTTCGTCCTTAAAATCCGTTGCATTTTCTTTTATATCCCATATATCAATATTTAAATGTGTGAACGCTCCAAACACTTTCATACCTATACTATCGCCAAATTTAGCCATTTCCTTATAATCAGTTTCAACAACACCTTTTTTATTAGTTATAATATTAAATAATTTTTTATTGTATCCTTGCTTTATATCAATTACATTTGTATTCAAAACCATTTCTATAATATCTATATTAGAATTTAAAAAAGATAAAGGAACGGTTGTTTTAAATCTATATACAACATTGTTATTACTATCTTTGAACTTACTACAAAAATACATTTTTCTATGTGATTTACATAAACCGTATTGTGTAAATTTTATGTTATAATATTCTTGAGATTTCAGCATTGACCATAAATAACCGCCTAAATATACTATAGTGAAGCCAACACATGTATACAATGGTTTAATCATTGGGGTTAATTGTTTGGTTAATGCTGTTATACTTCCATAGGTTAAAAGTAGGGCGATTGGAACGCCCCAAGACCTTACTTTCTTATGTATAAGACCATATAAACTATACATACCTTTACCCGCGTAATGACCTAAATTTAAAGTATTAATTTCCTTTCTTTGTTCCGACATACTAAACACGTCCTTTCGTTTACTTATTTTTTAAAAATGTTTTTAAATCTTCTTCCGATACACGCCAACTTTTACCGATTTTAATTCCGTTTATTTCGCCTTTTCTTAGTTTTTCTCTAATGGTTTCTTCTGTTAGTTCCAAATATCTAGCAACATATTTAACGGTATAAAATTGTAGTTCCATTGTAAAATACACCCCCCTTTGATTCTTTACTATTATTTTATACCTGTTTTCGCTTGTTGTCAAAGTCTGAAAATGATATAATAAAAGAAATAAAATATAAGGGCGTGATTATATTGAATAAATCATATAAGGATAGAATAAAAGAAAAGTTTGTTAATACTTTTGAAAATATGGATTTGTTATTTTGGTTTATTATCTTTGTTTTTATAGTTTTATCTATAATATTTTAAAATATAAAACCGGGTTTTATCCCGGCTTTTTTTTATGTCTTGATTATATAATTCAAAGTAATATATGGCTGTAAGTTATTATGTGAACTTCCCCCGCCTGTATTCTGGTTAGTTGCTGTGGTACTTTGATTTGTCGCTGTGGTACTTTGATTTGTCGCGGTTGTGCTTTGGTTAGTTGCTGTTGTATTCTGGTTAGTTGCTGTTGTAGCTATTGCCGCGTCGCCGTCTGTTCCGTCGTAACTATCCCCGGCGTCTTGTCTTCTTAATACTAAATAACCCCCGGCACTTGGTGTAATACTAAAACCTTTATATCTTACGTCATGGTCATGACTATTTTGTGTATGCGTGTGGGCGTTTTGTGTATGTGTATGACTGTTTTGCGTATGTGTGTGACTATCTTGTGTATGATTATGACTATTTTGTGTATGTGTATGACTTGGCATTTCGTCACTTGTTAAAGTGTGAGTTTTAGCCCCGCCCGTTTCGCCTAATGCGTCAAAATCACCGTCGGAACTATTATAACCAACTGGTATTTTACCTTTTAAATCTGGTAAATTAAAAGTTGTTGAACCGTCACCGACCCCGTAAGTTTCACCAATTAAAGAAAATAGTGTTGAATATGTTGTCCTTGATACTGCGGACCCGTCACATAATAACCAACCCGTTGGGGCACTACTACCCGCGAATTGTGTAACGCTTCCGGTTGGTGATTCTGCCGGTGTTGCGGCTCCACCTTCCCCGGCTCCAAGTATTGGAAAACTGTCTATTCTTGTATATTTAAACACACTACCACTTTTTACAGTTGTGTAATCTGTAGAACTTGTATTTTGTGCCCAACGTACCGTAATAGTTCCTTCGTCGTCGCTAGTTTCTACAAATAAAGTTTCATTAATACATGTTTCGTTACTATCCCCCGTTGCTCCGTATGGTATATCGGTATCTATTCCATAATAGGAACTTCTTATATCTACCGGTGCAGTGCTTGAAGTTCCTTCATGTGCACCCCAAGCGTTACGATAAGATAAATTACTAGTATTTGAATGGTCATAATCAACTTTTATATCTGGTGTAGAACTATCAGCCCTTACATAAAGCATTAAATCAATTTGATATTTACCATTTGGTGGCAATGTTAAAGTAAGTTCGGAATCGTCTGTCATGGTTGTATCGCTGTTTCTTGATTCGTCACTTTGTTTAATTACATAATCAATAAATTTAGTCATAGGTGAACCAATAACCCCTATGATAATAAATTTACTTAGATATTTAAGCATTAATACATTACTTCCGTTTGTTATACCTACAACCCCCACAAGTGATTTAACATTAATTGGGTCGTCCCCGGGATATATTTTTACTTGTAAAGGGTCCATTGAATAAACGGTTGCGGTTATTAAATTATTTTCGTCTTCTTTTTTGTTTACAATATTTGATAATATATCTTTTATCATGTCAATTTCACCCTCTTTATATCAGATTTAACAGTTACACCCGGTTGTAAAGAATATGATTGTTTAATTATCTTATATGTATAATCTAAGTCTAAATTTTCATTTTTAAACCTGTATGCGTCCCCTTGCCATGGTATCCCGTCGTCTAATCTGGAAGTAACAAAAGCATGTTTATAACTAACGGCTTCTTCAATTTCTAACATTTTTCTTAGTTCCCTACGTGCCCTTAAATCAACATAATCTTGTGTTGTTGCTTCTGATTGGAATATCTTTGTTACATATCGCCCTATGTTTGTATAACTAAATGGGTGGGCTGTCAATCCTTCGTCTTCCATGGTCCAAACTTTATATAATGGTGCTGTGTTTTCTTCTAATTGATTATTAATTATTACTACCCGGTTATATATTTCGCTATAATCAACGTCAAGGTCAACTTCTTCTTCATATAAAGATACTTCATTATCAATAAATTCATGTGTTATATTAGGGGTTGCCGACCATGGCACCCCTTTATATACACCGTTACCGTTAACCCATAAAGGATAATAATTTATCATATTCAACAAAGAATTAATTATAAACAATGTGCTTTTACCTAATTCGTAACTTATATCTTCGCTTAATTCTTCGTCGCTTGGTTCTATTTGATAGTTTACCCATATACCAACGTCGTCAAGTAATCCTTCGATTGCTTCAACTACATTTGTACCACTGGAAAAAGTTTTACTTACTATGGTCTTATCTTGGTCTAATGCTTTTAATAAATCATATCCGTCTATACTTCTTGATACTAATTGACCGTTGGTTTTTTTCTGTGGTGATAACAACATATAATGACCTAATGGTATTGTATAAAGTGTTCCATTAGCTACAAAATTATAATAAGGCTTTATCAAATCCGATAAATAATTAATATCTGTCATACCTGATACATTAGCCAAATCCTTCAATTGAAATTTAGCACTTGATATAATAGACCTATCAAAATCTATGTCAATACTTCCCGTTTCAATATAATTACTTATCCATTGACTATGCTTATAAATTCCACCGTCTAAAGATAATAATTCATATGTAAAATATTCTTGTCCGCCATAATCAAATATACTCATGTTATCACCCCCTAAGACCCGTTATTATTGTTTAATCTTGTTATATTAGTACTAAATTGATAAGCTAAATTGTCTTTTTTATCAAATTTAGACCCGGATAGTAAAGCATAAAACCAACGACCCCGCCAATCCCTGTAAAATATATCGCCAATACTTTCTAATATATCGACCAAATCGTCATATTTAGTAATTGGGCAATCTGCCGAAAATGATAATTGTTGAACTTTACTATTACCTTGATACTTTACGGGATAAGTACGACCGGCAAATTGTTTTATTGTTTCACTTCTGTTAATTGCTTCACTAATTGAGATATCCCCAACTAATCTAACATAATCTTCAAATCCATTACCACCATTTATAAAGAACATTCCTACCATTTCAACGTCAAGGTCGCTTTCGTAGCTGTTGTTTGTGCTTGGTGTATCGCTTACCGCTTGGGCGTAATAATTATTATTTCCGCCTATGTTTGGTATATAGTCGGTAACTGTTGTATTTGGTGGTATTTCTTCACTTGTAACTAGTTCCCAATCTCCACCGTTTACACTTCTATATAATAAATTATGGTCTGTGTCTGCGTTTTCCGGTGCTATTTCAATCAATAAAGCCGGTTCATTATCTGTAATAGTACTATCGTAAAATTCGTCGGTGCTTCCGTCTGTTGTTGTTGCTACGATTGCCATTCCTTCATAATCTGTAATGGTTTCGTCTGCTACGTCTGTAACTAAATCCGTAACGTCCCATGATTCACTATCACCCGCGGCGTGTGTATGGTCGTCGTAATCTGTTCCGTCTAGTGTTGGGGCTGTTCCATGTGTAACGGTTGTTTCGTCCCAACTTGTAGTAATATAATTTACTGCGGAATTAATACCCGGCGTTAATGCTGTTTTTCTAAATAATGTCAATTGAGCGTCAACGATAGTTTTTCCTATAAAAGAACTTAAATCAAAATCTAATAATATTCTTTTTATGGTTGTGCCGCCTGTTGTGTCGTCTTCAAGTTGTAATTGTCCATTATCATTATAATTAGTTGTACTATTATCATTGTCAATATAAGTGTCTTGTGTGGAATCCTGTTGATATTCTGTTACCACTTCCGGGTTAGTAATTGTTATGTCAATACTTCCGGAATCCTCATTTAAAGCCAAACTAATACTTGGTTTTGTTGGTTGTAAAAATTCTGTTGTAAATTCGACTTCGGTTTCTGTGGACCATAACCCGTTATCTTCTTGTACTTGTAAAGTAACTTTATAATTTGTTTCATTTTCTAATGCTGTTGTAAATGTACATGTGCCACTTGAACCACTAGTAACAACACTATTAACCTGTTTACTTTCTAGTAAAGAATCACCACTATCATATAAATTACATAAATATGTTTTTTGGTCTTCGGATTCTGCTTGTGTATAAGTCCATTCGACCGTTAATTCACTATAATTATAATTAGCTACCGCCGACGGGTCCGTAATAGTTCCCACTGGACGGGTTACACATTTAAATGTTGCTTCGTCTGACCAATCGGAACCGGTCGCATATTCGCCCCATGTCTTTACTTGATAAACATAAGTATTACCATTTGTAAATGTAGACCCCGCAAATTCGTAACTTTCTTCGGTTTGTACTTCTTCGTCTACTTGTGGCGTTCCCGGATAACTTCCCCCACTTACTTTATATTGTAAACTAAATTGTGTTTGGTCTGTGTTATCTGTAGGATTATGATTCCATAAAAATTCTTTAGCTTCCGACGCTTCAAAAACCCCACCGTCTGGACTTAATCCGGTTGGTGCGTCCGGTGCTGATAAAACAACAACTTCATTTGACCAAACATAACTACTATATAATGTTTGTGCCGTTTCTTTTGCTCTTACTGCATATTGCATTGTTGAATGACTCGGGCTTGTATCTGTTTTAGTTGTAACACCGATTCCAACGTCTGACAAAGTAGCATAGTCCCAAGAACTCCAAGTATCACCGCCGTCATTACTTCCACGTCTAGCAATTTGAAATCCGTCTTCATTTGTTGAATTATCTGTCCATGTAATTATAATACTTGACCCGCTTCTAGTACCTACAACGTTACTAGGTGCCGCCGGTGTTGTATTTATATAATCTGTGTACGCATAACTAGAATATCCCGCGTTATTCCAAGCCCTTATACGATACCTATAATATCTATTAGCAACGGTTGTTGTATCTGTATAACTGTTTGACCCTGTACTTGTGTAATCACTTGTATTAGTATAAATTACATACCAAGACCCGGTTACATTGTCCCAACGTTCTACATATTGGGTATAATATGGGTCGTCGCTTGACGCTGTTCTATTCCATGATACGGTTTGACTTGTATCACTATTACGACTTACTGATTGACTATTTGGTGCACTTGGTGCAACTATATAAAACGCCCCGACGGTTGGTTCGTCGTTGCTGTCTGTGTTATATCCTGACATTGTGGAAATGCTAGGGAATCCGCTTGTATTAGTTTTTCGGTATCCGTCGCCGCTTCCACTTGTTGTCTGGAATATATGACTTTCGCTTGGGTCCCTATATAAACCGACCCAATAATCACCACTAGACAATACTTCGGGCGTAATGCTTCTTTCATATGTGTATTGCGTTGATTCGCTACCGTCTGCCATTGAAAAAGTACTTGATTGGGCTAATGCCGACCCGCCAACATTCCATAAAGCACAACGGGCGTTGACGGTTCCGGTATTATATCCCGCCGCAACTACCCTTAAAGTAATTACGGCACAACTAGACGGTAATGTAATCTTTGCCGCATGTTGGTTATAGGTATTTAGTCCCGACCACGCATAACCGGAACCCCCGGAATTACTTGTTACCCATGGCATAAATTACACTTCCTTTCTAAATTTTTTATACTGCTATATGTATATTATCGCATATTTTTATAATGTTTTACACCTTTTAATAAAGAAACAATATCGTTAAATTCTTCAACGGATTTTGCGTCAATAACAATATCACCGTATAAATTTACACTTTCTTGATTAATTCCATTAGTAATCATTTTACTTGGTGTTGCATTATTCAACATGTTTTTACTTTGTGAATTACTGTAAATATCGCTTCCTTGTGGTACATACATTAATTCGGGTCCTTGTTCTCCTACCATTGCCCAACCACCGGCAAAATTACGAACCCCACCGGCAAAACCCGGCACCCAATCCGGAACACTTGGGAATTTTATTCCTTTTATTTTATCAATAACCCCGCTTACAGCGTCTTTAATACCGTTGAATTTATCAATTACAGGTTGTATAAATCCTTTGATTGCTTCAAATTTAGAACTAATATTACTTTTTAATGTATCAAATATACTCAATACTTTGCTTTTTGCTTGTTCAAATTTAGTTTGTAAAGTAGTTTTAATATTTTCTACAATTGTACTTAATCGGCTTTTTATTGCGTCAAATTTTGATTGTGCTTGTGATTTCAAATTATCAATTATAGAACCAATTTTACTAACGATTGCCTTAAAAGTACTAACCGCCTTATCAATTAATTCTTTAATCTTGGATACAACTTTATCTTTTAATTCTGTAAATTTGGTTATTGCTTGACTAACAAGGTCCTTAACAAATGCTATTACTTTACCCGGTAAACTTTTAAACCAATTTATAATACTATTAATTAAATCTGGTATAATTGAATGACCAACTAAAGTATCATATAAAGAAGTAAACCAAGTAATAATACCTTCAACAAATCCACTTACTAGGTCCCAAACTGCAATACCTAAATTAACAAAGAACCCAATAATATTATCGACCAAATTACCGAATGATTCCGATATCATTTCAGTATTACCGGTTACAATACCGACAACAATTCCTAAAACACTTGTAAAGATACCAACGATATTTAATACCGCCGCTATTACATTATCAATAGCTTTAACAATTCCATTCCATAAACCGATAACAATTCCTATAGCTACCGCAACAACCCCGCCGACAATCATTCCTAAAGTTTTAAATAATTCAACTACGGGTCCCATTGTTTCCTTAACTTGGTTAAAAGAATCAACTATTGCCGTTGTATCAAAACTTGAAAATGTATCTATGAACATTTGTTTTATTGGTTCAATTACTTCCTGTACTTTACCGGCAAATTCAACAATTTTATCCCTTATTTCAATTACTTTTTCCCTAAATTCTTGTATCTTTTCAACTATAGAATTTATTTTTTCCATGGCTTCCGGTGGTACCATGTTTTTCATAGCTTCCTTAAATGTTGAAAAATCCCCGGTTGTAAGTCCTTGAAATAATCCTTGAAATGCTTTTTTAATATCTTCTATGTGTTCCTTAATCCACCCGGCAACTTCTTTTATTTTATTCCAAATATCTTGAAATTTTTCTTTTATTCCGTTTCTTACTTCTTCACTACTAAGTAATAAAGCACCAAGGGCGGTAACTATTCCTACTATTGCAACAATTGCAATTGCTACCGGTGCACCAATAGAACCAATTACAGCCGCAACGGTTGAGAACGCCGACGCTACAAAACCAATAGCACTAACGACCCCCGCAAAAACTAATAATAAAGGACCAATAGCCGCCGCAATTAACCCAACAACAATTATAACGTCTTTAACTGGACCGGGTAATTTATAAAACCAATCGGCTAATTTTTGTATCCATTCCGCCGCAATTTTTAAATAAGGTGTTAATCTATCACCAATTGATATTGCTATACCTTCCAACTTACTTTTAATACTTGTAATTTGCCCCGCGAAATTATCCTTCATAGTTTGAGCCATTTCGGATAATGCCCCGTCACTGTTATATAAATTGTCTGTTAATTCGTCAAGTTCTTCACTTGTACCATTTAACAACGCTGTTAATTCCTTAGTTCTTGTTTTTCCGCCTATCATTTGAATATAAGTATTTCTTTGGGCTTCTGTCATACCGTCGAATTTTTCGTTCATTTCTTTTAATATTGTAGTTGCCCCGCGGAATTTTCCGTTATTGTCGTAAACTTCGATTCCTAATTCTTTCATAGCTTTACCGGCTTGACCGGTGCCGCTTGTTAAGTTCGCGAATATAGAAGTTAAAGCGTTCCCGGCTTCACTGCCTTTAAAGCCCCTGTTTGCGAGTATCCCAAGTAATGCCCCGGATTCTTCCAAAGGTGTATTAAACATTTTAAAAGTTCCCCCGGCTGTTACCATTGCATTTAAAAACTGTTCCATACTTTGGTTACTTGTATTTTGTGCCTTTGCGGCAATATCTAAATAACGCCCTAAATCTTCGGTCCCGATTCCTAGAGCACTCATTGAATCCGTTACCAAATCGGAAGTAGTTCCAAGGTCCATAAATCCGGCTTCGGACGCCCTTAAAACAGGTTCTAAACCTTCTTGAATCTGTGTTAAGTCCCAACCCGCAAGACCCATGTAACTAATAGCTTCTGCGGCTTCGGTTGCTGATTTACTTGTATTACTTCCCATATCTAAAGCAAGGTTGCGTAAAGTATCAAAACCTTTGCCAGTTTCACCGGTTACGGCTTTAACCTTTGACATTTCTTGGTCAAAAGTCATAGTTGTATCAATGATACCGGACGCAATCCCGATAATAGGTTTGGTAACATTGTCCGTTAAACCTTTACCAATATCACTAAATTTTTTACTAGTTTTGTTTATTTTACTTTCTAGTTGGTCGAATCCTTCGCCCCTAATACTATAAAATAAATCTGCTATTTGCATACTTTACACCCCCTTACTGTTGTTTTATATTATCAACTTTACGCAATAAAGTTTTTATATGGTGGTTCCTATGTGCTGTATTTCTTGGTTGTCCTACTACTTCGTAAGTGTCACCCTCATACTTTATCAAATCCCCTAATGCTAAATCGAAATCATTACAATAGAATTTAAACCTTGTTTCTATTGTGTCCTTATCTGCAACATTTATTATAGTATCGGAACCGCTTCCAATGTATCCCTTAATTTCTGTTTCTGTATATGTTTTAATTGGTATATTACGACTGTTTAACGTTTCGGTTGGTTCTAACTTATAACAGGTAACATAAAATCTTTTTATACCCATGGTTTAAACCCCCTTACGTGAACAATTAAACAAATCTATTTTATATAGTTGCCTATAAGTATTTAAAGCCTTCATTATTGATAACGGGAATCCTTGGTAATTATCTTCGTAAGTAATAGAATAATCGTCTATCTTTTCACTTTTCGCCCCCGGTGTTTTATCTTCGTCCAAATCCGCTATTAAAAAATTAAGCATTTTGGAAGCCGTTAACTTCAAAGGTCTTGGGTAATTTATCTTTGTAATAAATACGCCTTCCCCTTCGTCTTCGTCTGTGATAGTATCCAAAGAATTAACTATCAATTTATTAGTACTAACGGAATCAATTGTATAACTTTGATTATTTCTTAGGGACTTATAGACCCTTATGGAATCATTAGCAACTAGTTTATAAGTGCCTATATTAGTTAAATTAATACTATTATCAGAACTAATAAAACTAATTGAACCCGACGAAAAATAATCAAATTGTTTATCGATAAAATCCGTATTACAATAATCACATATGACCTGTTCGATTATAGGTAAATTCAAATCTATAAAAGAATCATAATCCGTATTGGTTATTTGTAATAATGACTTTGCTTCGCTTCTAGTGATAATCATAATTGTATCACCCTTTCTTTTAATTTAATATTTTTCTTGCCTTCTAATTCTTTTAAAATTCTTTCTTCTTCGGAATCCCTAAAATCTTTTCCAAGGGTTTTATTTTCCGAAATTTTAACTTTTGATTTATAATAACTTTCAAAGTCCCCTTTGTATCCGTTTTGTATCTCAATTAACCA